TAGAACTTATATGATGTATGCAGGTCTTACTTTTCTTGGCTACGAGTACGGTGAGACCGAAGAAGCAGTGGTTTTTAGGACTATTGGCAAGTTTGGCCCTCCTCAGAACTGGAACGAAACCGAATACAAGGCAACTCTTATCAAGGTGCCAGAACTGGAAAAGGTATGACAAAACGTATAGGCTTTGCCTGTAAATATCTGCACTACAAACAAAATCAACCTAAGAAACTGTTGGAAGAACTACAGCGGCCGTTAACTGAGCGTAGTACAACAGTGGCATGGCTAAATAGACAAAGCAAGGACGTTGCAGAAGAACGCATGTGGGACATCATGGTTCACAACGCAGCAGCAGCAAAGAGGTTAGTAGAATATGTGGGAAGCCTTCCACCAGAGCTTAGGATGGTACGACTTGGTAGTAATCAACTTCCTTGTTATACCCAGCGTGACTGGAGTTATTTTTGGCAGCGTCCTGACGTTATTGCATATGGTGAAAGAGAATATGCAAAAGTCGGTGAAGCGGCAAGAGCCCTTGATGTGCGACTATCGATGCATCCAGGACAATTCTGTGTACTCGCAAGTGACAATGACGAAATCGTCGAAAGGAGCATAGAAGAATTTGAATATCACGCCACTCTCATACGGTGGATGGGTTACGGCAAGTCATTCCAAGACTTCAAGTGCAACGTCCACATATCAGGCCGCAAAGGTCCAGCCGGTATCCGAGACACGCTTAAACGTCTCTCACCGGAAGCAAGAAACACTATTACAATCGAAAACGACGAAAACAAATGGGGACTCGAACACAGTCTTGAGCTTGCAGACGATCTCGCTCTGGTGCTAGACATTCATCACCATTGGTGCAACACACGAGGAGAATATATTGAACCCAACGATGATAGGATCAAGCGCATTATTGACAGCTGGCGCGGTGTTAGGCCTGCTATGCATTATAGTGTTAGTAGAGAAGATCTTCTTTCCGGTCACTCAGAAACACAAAAACCAGACTTTGCGGCGCTTGAAGAACAAGGCTTCAAAAAAGGCAAACTAAGAGCGCACAGCGACTATTGTTGGAACAGTGCAGTAAACGAATGGGCCTTGTCGCATTGGGAGTGGGCAGACATTATGGTCGAGGCTAAGATGAAAAACTTGGCAAGTGGACAACTTTATAGCATGACCGAAGAGTCCAAGCAAATGGCAGCATAAATACAGTACGGAGAACAACATGAGAAGCAACTTTATACAAACGATGTATGCACGTACACAAGCGCCTACACAGTCACAGGATAAAAATCCTAACAGAGTGCTGGGCGGACTCAAGGGCGCAGGCGTAAATAGTTTTACCATGCTTGGCGAAGATGGTATGGAAAAACAAATACCAACTCAAGCATATGTTTTTGCACTTGAAGAAAAGTTAAGTAGATTAGAACAACAACTAAAAGAACAAGACAAACGTATTAGGAGATTATCAAATGATCAAAAACTGGATAGAAACACGATTGAAGGAAAGATCAACCGTTGATGGAGTGCTAATGGTAGCAGCAGGCGCAGCTATTATTATCTTTTCACCATTAACAAAACTTATTGCTTATGGTGCTATTGCATACGGAGCATGGACTATTTGGCGCAAAGGTTAAAAGTCGCAGCCATTGGATGTAGTTTTACAAACTATATATGGCCTACATATGCAGATGTACTTCAAGCAGACAAGTTTGGTCAAGCAGGCATTGGCAACGATCGCATCTTCTACATATTATGTCACTTATATAAAACACAGCAGTTGCATCTTTATGATGCAATTATTATTCAATGGACCGGCCCTTTTAGATTTGATTACTTGAAAAAAGACGGTTGGACACATAATGACGGCAATATTGCCCATAGTGTAGAAAACAGGTATATTTGGAAGAAAATTAAAGAGTGGTACAATGAAGATTTTGAAACTGAAAAAAGTGAAAATTATATTTTAGCAACAAAAGCAATTTGCGATAAGATAGGAATAAAACAATATCATATGTCCATGACTGATTTTATAGACTGTGTAGACTTACCTGAACTAAGTGATAATTTTAAAGGAAGGTATCAAATACAAAGGGCTAAATGGTCAAAAACACCATTTGAAGATGGGCATCCTGACATTCTTTCTCATATTTCAATAGCAGAAAAAGCCGCAGAATATTTACAAACTAACATTAGTCCTATTATGACAAACAAGTGTAATGATTTTCACAAACAGATTTTAAAAGGAATGACGTTTGAAGATATAGATAATGATTACAAGCTATATTTTCCCAATAGGCATATTACTGCTTGCTGACATTTTCCATACTTGCTTTGCATTCACTCCACGCTGTTGTGCAAAACGTTTTGCATCGCAGTTTTCGCATACATGGAAATAGTTGTTGCTGAGTCTTTTTGGATCCATACTTCCTCGCTCTCTAGCAAACTCTTCGTTGCAGTTATCGCAACGTAGCAGTACCATTGTTTTTTTACGATTATACGTGTGTTGTTTGCCGAGTTTACTGCGGCGCATGTGCCACGTATCAATTAAATATTCTTTTAGAAACATAAGTATATTTACCACTGATTTACATTAAGATTATAAAATACAACGATAAATATTAGAAAGGAACACTATGAGCATACTAACATTAACTCCAGCAGCAGAGAAACAAATCGATCTTCTAAGTGAAGAAAACAACTGCTACGGCATTACACTAAACATCAAGGGTGGTGGATGTGCTGGATTTGAATACGAATGGGGTACAGTAGCTACTCCAGCAGACTTAGCAGCAGATGACGAAGTTGTAAAAACAACAAATGGATGTGCGTTTGTAGTAGGCGCTCACAGTTTAATGTTTCTAATAGGAACCGAAGTGGATTATGTAAAAAGTTTAGTTGGTGCTAACTTTGAAATAAACAATCCAAATGCACAGAGTTCATGCGGATGTGGCGTAAGCGTCAACTTCGATATGGATAATTTAGTACCACAGTTTTAAAGGATAAAGAAATGGCAAGACAAGAAGTTGATATTGGTATCGAGGGTAATGACGGCACAGGCGATAGCATCCGTGAAAGTTTCAAAAAAGTAAATACAAACTTTACTGAACTATATGCTGTATTTGGGCTTGGCGGTGCAATATCATTTAAAAATATCGACGATGTTCCTGATTCATATTTAGGAAACACAGGTGCTATCACAGCAGTTAACAGTACAGAAACTGGGTTAAACTTTTATAAGTTTGTTAGTGATACTGGCAATAACGGCTCGGATAAAGCAGTTAATACTATTAATAATAGTGTCGTTGTTGAGTTTGATGATGTAGATCCTGCTACGCCTAATCAAAGCGGCACAGTCAAGATTATCATCAATGATCCACATATTGAACGTGATCCTGATCCGGTATTAAATGCTCCCTTAAACGCTCAAGCAGTAACAGCATATAGTAATGCTATTAATACAACACTAAGAAATACCGGAGCAGGTGATGATATTAATACACTTGTTACCAACTGGGCAACTACACATCCTGGATCAGCAGCTATTTCTACTGACAATGTTATCATCAGTAAGGGTTATGCAGATGATAACTATGTAAATGTAGCAGGCGATACCATGACTGGTGCTTTGAATGTTCCAGCAAGTGCTACTGGTACACAAGTTCCACAAACACAAGAAGTTATTACACGAGCAGGTAGCGAAACCAACAGACGTATGTTAGACACACTTTACCTAGCGGATCACCCAAATCCTCTCGAAGGGTTCGGCGCTCCAAATGGTAAAGATGATTTACAAGCTGTTACAAAACTTTATGTTGATACACAGGGCTATGCTAGTGCAACAAACATTTATGTTTCAACATCTGGCGATGATTCACAAAAAGCAGCTCCAGCTGGCCAAGAAGGTAGGTCGCCACAGTATGCTTACAAATCTGTTAATGCTGCTATGATCAAAGCAGAATCGATTATTGAAGCTACTCCATACGAACCTGGTCCTTATGTACAGCAAGTAACATACGACAATGGCGCTGTTAATAGTATTATTGATAGTATTACAGGATATACCAGTCCAGCAACCGCAGTAGCAGCTAGTAACTTAGCTGTGTCTAATACAAACTCTATACAAGAATTTGTACAAGATTACATCGAAGTTAACTTTGCAGACTTAACATACGATATACAACTTTGTAAACGTGATGTACAACTAATGATCGATTCTGTAAGACTTGATGTTAATGCAGGATTAACAGTAAACTATCTATCACGTTGGGCAGGCCTAAGATACAATGCAAACCCAAGTGCAATTAAAGCACAAGTAGATCAAGGAGCAGCTACACGAGCATCAATTGCTGTGGTTAGAGCACAGTTGGTTAGTGCATTTAATGACGCTAATACAGCAGCACCGGGCACAATCTCAGCAAGTGTTATTACAGCCTACACTGATCGTTTTAATGAAATCATTGACATTTTGTCAGGAACAGATGTTGCCCTTGCAGCTACAGGCGCAGGATATACATTTGCATTTACTAATGGTACAAACGCAGCAGTTGATCAAGGTGGTGAAGGCAATCCTGATCTTATTGAAGGTAAAATCATTGTAGGGAAACTATCAGGTGCAAAAGGTATTATTACTGATTACACTCGTAGCGCAAGTGTTACTACTGATAGTATAGTAGTTGACCTAGTTGAACCTATTGAGTTTATTGCAGGTGAAGAACTAGAATTTGGTAATATTACTAGAAACAACCAAATCACAGTAAGAATTGAAAGTGGTATTTATTACGAACACCTTCCTATTAAGTTACCTGAAAACGTAAGTATCAAAGGCGATGAGTTTAGACGAGTTGTTCTACGTCCAAAGCCTGGTGTTTCGCAGAGTAAATGGAATCATACATATTTCTATAGAGATATTGTAACTGATGGACTTATATCAGCATATTCACCAGCTGCAACACTAACAAATGTGTCTGCTGCTGATGTGGCACGTACACTAGGAACATATCAGATAGGTGTAGATGATTGGGGATCTAATGGTGCCGGCGTAAAAGCTACATTCCAGGTTATTGTTTTATCAGGTGGAGCCTGTACTGTAACCATTACAAGTGGCGGCGATGGATTTATTGTTGGCGAAACAATAACTATTAACGACAGTAAAATTGGTGCTGGTGGCGGAGCAGACTTAACGTTTGATATTGCAACTACAGGCGGCGGCTATCACTTTACACACCCAGTTAGTGGCAAGCAAGGAAAATATGGATATCATTATGTTTCTGATCCTAGTAAAATAGCAGATGTAGGCACCGATGCTACAGCCAATCCTGGAAACTTTAAAGAAGCTGCAAGATTGATTGAACTCAACAAAGCCTATTTGGTAGAAGAAACAATCGAATATGTTAATGCAACATATCCTTCCTTGGTTTACAACGAAACCAAATGTCGTAGAGATACTGGATTGATTGTTGACGGTATTGTTAAAGATTTACGTGTAGGTGGAAGAGAAAACACTCTTACAAATCAAGGCGCATACTATGCAGGTGCCGTTGCAGGACAAGAAACAGAAACTGCCGCAGCAATAACAAATCTAAAAGCTATTATCACAAACGTACTAGCCAACGATTCAGGCAATGGTTATGCAGGAACAGGAAGTGTTGCTCAGATATTTGATGAAGATTATGCAGCAGAAGCTGCATCAGATACACAAGCTACTGCGTTGGTCGATTGTGTTGCATATTTTAATAATGTAAACTATAATCCTCCATTAAACAACAGTGAAATGGATGTTCTACTGTGTAATGATGGTACTATTGTAAGAAACATTACTGTGCAAAGACAAGGCGGATTTATGATGGTGCTTGACCCAGAAGGTCAAATATTAACACGTTCGCCTTATTGTCAAACAGGATCAAGTTTTGCACAATCAAAAGGAACAAACAGAAACTTTGCAGGCGGATTGTTTGTTGACGGATATGCAGGTAATATGCCTGCAACTATTGACACAGTAAATAGTGCATTTAGTATTAGTGTAAGTTCACCGACTGATCAAGGTTTATTTGTAAGAAGACCTCCTACACCGTTTCCGTTCTTTATCAACGGTGCAAGATATCAAGTTAACACAATATCTGCATACGATAAAGCCGCCGGAACTGCTACATTTATTTTAGATGAAACCAGTAATCCAAGCGAAAGTACATCACGCAACATAGATAATATTACACAGGCAGCAACCGCTGTGCTGCGCACAACTACTGCACATCCATACTCAGATGCAGATCGTATTACAATCAGTAATGTAAATGGTATGGTTGAAATAAACAGTGCTACGTTGTATGTTAAAACCACAATCAATCCAAATGAAGTCGAACTATATACCGATGCAGCTCTAACAGCAGGTTATAATACCAGTGCATTTAGTGCATACACAGGCAGCGGACTTGCTCAAACGTTTGTAGTTGGTCGAGGGTATACTGGCAGCACTGGTGTTGACATATTTGTACAAAGTGGTGGTAACAGAAGTATGTTAGCAAACGACTTTACACAAATCAACGATTTAGGGTTTGGTGCATTATGTGTTAACAACGCACTAGCAGAACTTGTTAGTATGTTTACATACTATTGTCATACTGGATATCTTGCACTAGACGGATCTCAAATACGTAGTCTTGGAGGCAACAACAGTTATGGTATTTACGGACTGGTTTCAGCAGGCGCAGATCCAGATGAAGTTGCTACAGATGTTACACTAGGTGCTAATATGGTATTTCCTGGAAAAACATTTAGAGCAGATGGCATATTAGATTTTTCAGCTGCGGCACCGTCTACAGGAAATATTAGTGCAGGACAAACACTAACACAAGGCTTGATCAATGCTACTATTACCGCTGTTACACAAGCAAGTCCAGCATCAGTTACTGCAACTGGACATGGGCTAACCAATGCCGATCTAGTTACAATATCTGGAGTTGTTGGTATGACAGAACTAAATGGCTTGCAGTTTTATGTAAGTGTAACAAATGTTAACGAATTTACATTGTACACTGACGCTGGATTAAGTTCTGCATATGATTCTTCAACCAACACTGCATACACTAGTGGAGGTGTTGCAACTAGAGCAGCTAATGCGACAGGTATACTAAGTTTCACAGGTGAAGAAGATGGTAGTGGAGATCCTACTAGATTGTATGTACATACCACAACAGGAACATTCAACACAACTGCAACTATTACTTCACCTACAAGTACAAATGTTGGTATTCCGGCAACAGTTACAACACTAGACAATGATGCACCAGAAGATTCGTTGTTTATGTATGTTTATGATTTAAAAGAATATCCTCATAACGTCAGTGAAGTTGAAATACTACACAATACTGGATTGTATCAACCATATGAAATAACAAACGCAAGTGATGCTAACTTTACATTAAGTAGTTACGATATTGACACTAGTAGTGCAGTCGGACTTACAGGTACATACACTGCCGATACAGCTATTTTTAAAGTCAAGAAAACACGAGCTGACAACTACAGTGTTGATATTACAGGAGGCGGCAGTGGAGCAGGTGCAGCCGGCGAGACAATCATTATTCCAGGTACACTGCTTGGCGGTGCTACACCTGCTAACGATGCTACTATTACAACAACAGATGTAGACGGTGGAGTAATAACGGCTGCTAGTATTGCAGGTACTCCGAGATTTGATGATAGTACTCCTGTGCGTGATGGTAAAGTATGGAAGTTAAACTTTGGTACTGGACTCGAAGGAACAGCATCAAATGGTTTACAAGAAAATACTGATCACGATACCAAACTTGTAATACGTCACAAGCAAAACTTCTTACTCGATGACTTTGGTACAGAAGAACTACCAACTCGTCCAAGTACAGCATTTACTTTCACGCAAGATACTACAGAGTATGTGTATCGTACTATTCTATTCGGCAATCAAATCACAGATGGAGTAACTACAACGGCTAACCAGCGTATGGTGACATTTGATAGTAACTTTAGATACACTGATTTAAGCGTTAATCAAAGTATAATAACCGCTACAGAAAGTTTCTTTAGTGCTAACAGTACTGTAGATTCAAACTACACTGATATTGTAGCCAATGCCACACCAAGTGCAACTATTACAATGGGTGCTACTGCTGCAACTACAAGCACAGACGGGAGTAGATTTATTGCAATTGGGCAACTAGATGCTACTGAAAGAACACGTTTAGCAAATGCTGATATGATTGTTACATGGGGCGGCAAAACCTATCAGATAGATGACTATGCAGAATACTCATACACAGGTGGCAGCGGTACTGTTGCAATGGCTGTAATACAGATTTCTGATGTTGCTAATACAGATATTCACTGGCCTGCATTGAATCCTGGACTTGCTAAAACATTGGTCAACAGTGGTGGTATAACACTAAAAGCTGGATTATCATCTGGAGAAGCAGCAGAGATTACTGTTAACATTAGTACCAACAGAGCAACAGGACACGATATGCTTGACATTGGTACAGGTGGATTTAACACCAGTAACTATCCAGAACGTATTTACGGTTCACCATTTGGATTTGCTCCTGTTTCATCCGGCGATGCAATCGACAGTACTGGTAATGCAAGTGCAGCACAAGTACAAGAACGCAACAAAGGTCGAGTTTTTGCTACACTTACTGACCAAGATGGTTTCTTCCGTGTAGGTAGATTCTTTACAGTCGACCAAGGTACTGGTAGTGTTACATTCAATGCTGCACTTGTTCTTACAAACATTGATGGTATTGGATTTAAGCGTGGTGTGCGTGTTAACGAGTTTAGCAACGACGATACGTTTACTGATGCCAAAGGCGATGCAGTACCAACACAGACTGCAACAGAAGGTTACATAGATCAGCGTTTAGGATTTGATAGAGATGGCGCTACAGGCGGTACAGTTATCGGTCCAGGCGTAATGAGTTTAGGTGGTCCAGGGTTTAGTCAAACTATTATGAACAGTGACATGAACTTGGGTAGTAATCGTATTACTAACTTAGGAACACCAACTGCTTCAAGTGATGCTACAACAAAACAATATGTTGATCAAAAAACAGATCAACTAAATGATATCGGCGATGTAACTATTACAGGAACAGGCGCTCCTATCACTAGCAACATTTTAGCATTTGTAGGAACTAATCAACAAAGTGTAAATGTTGAAGTAACTGGCGATATTGGACTTACATATACAAGTGGTAATAGTATTACAGCAAATATCAATACTGGTGTTATTGTTAACAATGATATTAATGCTAGTGCTGCAATAGATCAAAGCAAACTTAATATGAATGCTGCGACTACAAGAGTAAATGCAGTTGGTATTACACAAGCAGACTTAGGGTTGGCGAGTTTCCATAGTACACAGTTTACATCAACCAATGGCTGGATAGAGCTCGAAGACTTGGGTGTTGTAAATGCTAAACTAGCAAATGATGATGTAACTATTGGTGGCACTAGTATTGCACTTGGTGCAACAAGTACAAGTATTACAGGCTTAACAGGTCTTACATTTGATAGTGGTACTATTAGTGGTACCGTTGGTATAAACATCACAGGTAGCATTACACATACAGGTAATATTGTAGGTCCAGCAAACAGCGGCGCAGACAATGGTGTGAGTATTGGTAGTAGTACAAATAGATACAACACTGTATGGGCAACAACATTTAATGGTGAAGCAACCGCAGCACTATATGCCGACCTTGCAGAGAACTATTTAGGTGATGCAGCATATGAACCAGGAACAGTACTTGTATTTGGCGGTGATGAAGAAGTTACTGCATGTACTGCTAAAGGACAAACTAGTGCAGCAGGTGTTGTTACAACCAATCCAGCACACTTAATGAATAGTGCATTGCAAGGCGAACATGTAGTAGGTGTAGCACTACAAGGGAGAGTCCCTTGTAAAGTTATTGGTAAGGTTGCCAAAGGTGACATGCTTGTTACAAGTGCTGTACCAGGTTATGCTATTGTCAACAACACACCAAATGTCGGACAAGTTATTGGTAAGGCAGTTGGAACAAAGGACGACAGCGAACGTGGTGTTGTTGAAGTAGTAGTAGGGAGAGTATAATGGCACAACAAACAATAAATGTAGGCACTGGAGCAAATACAGGAGGAGGAGATCCCCTCCGCAATGCAATGATAAAAATCAATGAAAACTTTACAGAGTTATATGCAGATATAGCAGCACTAGAAGATGGTGACATTACTACGGATATCAAAGGCAGTGTGTTTGCTGATGATAGTACATTATTAGTAGATGCTGTAAATGGTGTTATTCCGGGTTATGTAAGTTTAGCAACA